AGTTTTTCTTGACCAGGTCAATTGGCAAGGGGAAGGCGGCATCGTAGAAACGCATGGAAACATGTCGGGTAACTCGTTTCAAAACTGGGGCAAACTGGCACCTGAAACTACGAAGCTCATCAAAACATTAACGCAGAATGACGTTCATATTTTAACCACTCTTAGAACAAAAACGGAGTATGTGGTGGAACAAGATGCAAATGGAAGAATGGCGCCACGTAAAGTTGGTACCAAGCCGGTGCAAAAAGATGAATTGGAATATGAGTTTATGTTGAATTTTGTTATCGATATTGACCATGTAGCTACTACTTCCAAGGATAATACACAACTATTCGAAGGGAATCCACAAAAGATTACAGCGGATGTAGGCCGTAAATTATACCAGTGGCTGGAATTAGGACTGGATGTGAAAGCAGAGGAAGAAGCGAAAAGGACAAGCCTCGTTCAACAAGTGATGGCAATTGCGCATGAACATGTGGAGGCGCAAAAGAAAATACAAGAATTTGAGTGGAAAGCCAATCTAAAACTCGAGGATTTTACGATCAAACTGCTCGAAACAGCACTAGATAGATTAGAAGTTTTTAAAATGAAGGAGGAAAAATAAATGTTTACAGTAGACCATAGTCAAGCGAAGGGGTTCGACCCTATTCAATCAGGAGAATATGAAGTAATCGTCATCAATTATGACCAAACAACATCACAAAATGGAAATCCACGTATCATCGTGGACTATGAAATTCGTAGTGATGTAGATCAACCGTGCCAAGGACAAAAAATCCTATATGACAATTTCGTCGTAACAGAAAATTCTATGTGGAGATTACAGGCAGCTTCGAAAGCGGCAGGATTTCCAACTGGAATGACATTTAAATCGTATAAAGAATGGGCGGATACATTTTTGAAAAAGACACTCAGATTGGTAGTTGGGGAAAGAGAATACAATGGTAAGAAATACCCGCAGGTGAACGGATTTAAGCCTTCAGAAGTAGCGCCGATTCAAACTATTCAGATTTCTGATTCGGACGTTCCTTTTTAAAAATGAACAGAAAAAAATGTGGAGAGAGAGCAGCTATCATGCTCTCTCTAACACGTTACGTAATGGTTTTGAGGGGGTGAAAAAGTGTTACATGCAATGCCAAGTTATATAGAACGGATTCAAGAAGTACTGCCGCATGCGAAAATCATTCGGTTAATCGGTTATACAAACGGAAATAAAGAGTATCAAAAAGCAAAATGTGCAGCGGGAAAATGGCAAACAACAGAAGCGTTACAAGACGAGCAAATTCAAGCGTGGATACAAAAAGGTGGCTGGATTGGTGTTCGAATTCCAGAAGGAAGAATCGTGGTTGATATTGATGATAAAACAGAAGGGGCTTTATTACGTGAACTGTTAGAAGGCGAACGCATTCATCATCATTCCATTACAACGCCAAATGGTTGGCAGTTTATATTTCGTGGAGAAACCGAATTAACGCGCCAACAAGGACAGTATCAAAAATATGTGAATCGATTGGGTCTCGTGCAGGATACACGAGCTGCAGAGAAAGGATATATTGTTTTTCCTACAGAGAATACAGAGGGACGTTATCTTGTCACGCAAAGTCTAACTGGAGTTGACGAGCTCCCTACTTTTCTCTACAAGGTTTGGAATGGTATGAAACACCCGTCCCCAATGGCATACCCATATGAGAAGAGTGGTTCACGTGATGGAGATTTCTATGATATGGCGAGAAGACTTTTAACTTGTGGTGTCAGTCAACCAGATGCGTTAGAAAGCTTGCAACTCGCGTATCAATATTTTGTACCTTACAAGAAAGACTTTCCGTTTCAAACCGTGCAGGAGAAGGTAGAATCAGCGTGGAGGACGGTAAGTGCAGGGAAAAATAAAGCGTATCATGAAAGGAAAGGCGTCGAAATTGCTGTAGAAGATAGAAGTAAAAATAGGGTGATTCCTAAGCCATTTAAAGTGGGGGCATATGCTACGCTTTTTGAAGAAAAAGAGGACAAAGATGGAAATGTCATCACAAAACTCGTTTCGCGGAAAACGCCGTATATCACAAAAGAATTCCATAACATAGAACGTCCACAAGTGCTGTATGAAATCGAATGGCAGGAACAAAATCGAACGGTGAAAGAAGTGGTACCAGCTTCCACAATTGCCGTTCGAAAAGAATTATTAGAATTAAGCGATCGAGGGTTTTCTGTTCATGATAATAATGCGAAAAGAATCATTACTTACTTTGACCAGTATTTATTAGTGAACGAGATAGACCAACATGAAGCGGTAGAACGTTTGGGTTTTATCAAGGACCGTTTTATTCATCCGTCCTTAACGAAAGATGTTGAAATTATGGCGATAGATCACGGTGAGAAACAACTATTGGAAGCATTTGAAGTGAAAGGGACCGGCGAAAGTTGGAAACAGGAAGTGTTTGCACGTATCAAACAGAATCCGAAGGCAGTCTTTTTCATACTTGCTAGTTTTGCGAGTGTTATTATTCAAGACTTGCGTCTACAGCCCTTCATTGTCGATTTAAGTGGTACGACCTCACAAGGGAAAACAACCACATTAAAAGCAGCTGCAAGTGTATGGGGGAATGAAAGGTTAATGAGTGAATGGAATGCGACGAAAGTATCGATTGAAAGAAAGGCAGCCTATCTGAATAGTTTTCCTTTATTGTTAGACGACACGCGTAAAGCGAATGAGCGGATCTTAAAAGATGTCATTTATCAATTCAGTGGAGGGCGTTCGAAGGGACGTGGTTCACTGAAAGGTAGCCAAAGAGAATTCACGTGGCACAATATTTTACTCAGCACAGGTGAAGTATCTTTAAACGAATATGCGAAAAATCAAGGTGGTGCGGCTGCTCGTATCATTCCGCTGATTGACGAACCGTTAGGGAAAGATCATGGAAACATTATGCACCTTCATGAGGAAATGGAAAACAATTATGGAGCGATTGGAATTGAATTTTTACAAGTATGGTTAGCAAATAAAAAGGTGTTTCTTTCTGAGTATGCAAGGTTCAGGAAACATTATGTAGAGAAAGCGAAAGGGAATGAAGTGCTAACGAGACTTGCGGGATACTATGCAGCCGTTCACTTTACCGGGAGTATTTTGAAGGAGAAACTACGACTCGATGTGGATTTACAAGCCATATCTGGTTTGTTTGATGAAATCGCCAAGGAAAATAAAGCAATAGACAAGCCGATGCAATTTTTAGAGGAGATTCTGACAGACTTGGATAGTAGTCGGCAAGATATTTTTTATACATGGGAACCGCAGGTTAATAAGGCGATTTATAAAAAGGGACAGTTGTATTTTATGCCGGCTTTCCTTGCTAGATACTTGGATGTGGAGGAAAGAGCAACACGTAGAGAGTGGTTAAAACGTGGAATTACCCTTGGGAAACAAGAGAAAGGCACGTATGTAGATTATAGACAGATAAAGCACAAAGGAAAGAATTTTAGAGCGGTTCCGCTCAATATGGACTATGTGACGGAGTTAGGTTTTGATTTCGAAGAACTACAAGGTAAATATGTTTAAAAAACTTGTTACCCCTAAAACGTTGATAGAACAAGGGTTGGTAGACAAAAGGTAACAAAGGTAACAAGTAAAATGAGTAGCTTGTTACCTCCTTCATCCTTAGAGCCGCAAGGGATAGATATATATAGGTAACAAAGGTAACAAGTAAATAAACATATACGTATGGAATTTTTTCATACTGACTTCTGTAACCGCATTTTTTTTACGTGCTATATATGTAGTGTTTTTTTAAAAAAACTTGTTACTTTGTTACCTTGAAGGGTGAATCCCTTGGGAGAGTAAGGACGAACAGGGTAACAAGAATGCAGAATGTGGTGTTACCCTTGTTACCTTTTTTGTTACCTTTTCAAAAATCAAGAGAGGAGATGAAAAAATGCAAGCCATTCATTACCGTTATTCAGAATCAGAATTAAAAGCAATCCTATCCACACTAGAAATCATCGTAGACACACGAGAGCAAAAGAATCAGCATGTGTTGGACTATTTTCGGAAAAAGAAAGTACCGTTTAAAATTCGTGGAATGAAAACATGTGATTATTCTGCGATGATTCCCAAAAATGTAGAAATGGCTTTAACCAGGGATATATACCTCACGGCCGGTGTGGAGAGAAAGAATGGTGTGGACGAACTGGTTGAAAGTATCAAAGACCGCACACGTTTTGAAAATGAACTCATTCGCGCATCGAAACATCCATTTGTTCTCATTGTGGAAGATGTCGAAGGGTACCAGAAGATTCTGAATGGAACCTACCGGAGTAAGTATGAACCGAAATCCTTATTAGGGAGTCTGAAAACGTTCGAAGTACGATATGGATTTTCTACTGTTTTTATCGATCCGATTACCACAGGTAATTACATTTATCATCACTTTTTATACATGGCGCGGGAGTTATTGAAAAAAGGTGTGATATAAGCGAGGAGGAAACATGAGCAACAAAGACATACTCATTGAACAATTGATAGAGAAAGACATATTTAAATTGCCGGATGGTCGAGATTTGTATGAAGGAGCGGAGGAGGAATTGATGAAGATGCTGGAAGAAATGATGTGAGGTACATAAAAAAGGGAACTCCTGTGAAAGAGTTCCTAAGGTAAAAAGAAAATGAAAGGATCGAAACCAAGTGTTTCTAGTATGTGTCATTTCAAAAAAAATATGTGAAAATTAAAAGAGCATCTACGCAGAGATGCCCTTGACCAAGACTCTTCTTGTAAAGAGTACGTGGTATACCATATGCATGAGGAAATGAGTATGTAACTTGTGCAAAGAAAAGAACTCTTATATAAGAGTTCCAACGAGGAAAAATGAGTTGATAACAATAACAAAAACAAATTGGTATAGGTCTAGTATGTCCAAATCATATACATGTATACAAAATAACAAAGCAGCTAGCAAAAGCTAACTGCTCGGTGTGTTGATAACAGGAGAAACTTCATTCATGGAATTAAGGAGTATGGCCATATGTGGCCTATGGATAGTATGATTCAAAATTAGAATTTTATGCAGGAGGGAAAAGAATGGATGCTTGGAAAACGCTGGAACTGATGAATGAGTACGGAAAATGCAAACAATGTGGGAATGAAATCATTGGTGATGGAGAAGGAACGCTAGAAGTTGAAGATGGCCGTTTCAAACGAACTTGCAAGTGTGGATGGAATGTTGAGATTGATGAAAAGTAGAAAAATTGTCTCGTGTATCAGTTAGGTACATCTTGAACCTGAGCTTATATAAAAACCTTGCCAGAAACCCATCAAATTCAAGTTTAAATTTCCTCTGAATGCCATAGGTATTTGCGGAGTTAGAATCGCTTAGAAAGGATTCTGAGCATTTTATCGGGTAGTGTGGATTTCTAATCTTTCCAAACGTGTCCCTCACAAATAACCTCGGTATAATAAAGAGAAACGAAAAGACCGAGGAGAGAATGAAGTATGGACGCAAGAGAAACGAGAATTCGTATTTTAGATTTACTGGATGGTCATTGTCAGAGTTGTGAATACCACGGAGGAAAAACACATCCATACTGCACAGAAACATGTAAAATTGGGCAGGAAATTCAACAATTAGGCACAAGCCTGCTTACAGATGAAAAAAGTCGAGAGTATAAAACAAAAGTGAAGTGGGATAAAGTATGTCAAGATGTAATGGAATTAAAAAAGGAAGGTCTGTCATACGTTCAAATAGCGGAAATATTAGGGTGTAACGCGAGCACCATCCGCCAACAATTGAAAAAACGAGGACTACAATTACATGAAAGTGTGGAAGAAATGCGTAAAAAAAGCGATGAAAAGTGGGATGAGTTGTGTAAGCAAGCAGTGAACTTGCATAAGCAAGGGCGAAGTTATGAGGATATTGCACGTCAATTTGGATATCACGGAAATAGTTTACGTAGACAACTTATTAAACGAGGATTATATCAAACGAAAAACAAGGAGTAAGTGTGGAAGAATAAGCTAAAGCAACCGGAGGGATTCGATGATAGAAAGCCCAATAGGGAAACTGAAAGGCGCGACTTTTAAATATATCGAGAGTGAATTATACGGTTACGGCGATACCTTGCGTGAAATTGCATTCTTACGAAAGAATCTGATTTACTGTTCCTCGCAGGATGACGAGAATATCGGAGGCGGAAGAAGGAATGTCCCAGATCGTCCGACAGAACGTATTGGCACCAAGCTGACTGTACATAAGAAGCTGAGACGCCTAGAAGAATTAGCGGATACAATTGAACATGTGTATGTATTGTTAGAGCCAGAGAAACAAAGATTAGTTAAATTAAAGTATTGGACAAAACCACAATGTAAGACATGGGATGGAATCGCGGAAGAGCTGCACATCACCAAACGAACAGCCTTACGTTGGCGGGATGGTATTGTGTACGCCATTGCTGAAAAATTGGGAGAAAGATAAAAGATGTCACTATCATGTCACTTTTGGCCTCAAAAAATGAAGTATTATGGTAATATGGAAAAGTGAATGGTGACGGAAATCACCTATCACAAGGGAAAAATGTATATTCTAAACGGTTCAATTATGTGGTATCAAAAATCCGAAACCAGCTTCAATGGTGCAGATTGCATGTATCCGTTGAGAAGAGAGAGCATCTATAAGATGTTCTCTTTTTAATAAGCAGATTCTAGACAGAAAAATATAACAAAGGCAAACAGGATGAGTAAGAAAAGGGAAAATTTCATCAGGAACGCCTTTTTTAGAAGTAGTATAAGTGAGTGTTTCAAAGAATATGTATTGTGAAATATCACGTACCGTAATGATAGTAACAAAATAAAGAAAGAAAACATAAGATAATAGTGCCGATTGCAAGTCTATTCTTTTTTATAAAAAGGCTCATAAGCCAAACCTTTCTAGAGAGCATCCTCCACAGGTGCTCTTTTCATATGCACAGTTTAAAGCGGACAAGCATATAGTACAGTAAATAGAATGAGGCATGATCGTTACCTTTCTATTTGAAAAGCACTCGTGAAAACGGGTGTTTTTTAGTTGAAAAAGACAGTTGTAGTTATAATGCGGTTGAAAGAACGTATATTGGTATAGAACGGTTGTAATTCCAGTTGCCTATATTCTTGAAGAGAGAGCACTTACCGATGGAGTGCTCTCTTACGGTTGCACCTTTTGATAAAGACAAGCATATAGTAGAAGTATAGGACAACCTCCGTTGTCTTAGTTCACTCATAGGAACCCCTTTCTAGGTACGGACGAAACTCGAGAGCACCCAACTGGCGCGGGGGCTCTCTTTTATATTCTTTACACCTGAAAAGAGGAGGAATTATAAAATGAACCTAAAGAACGTATCTACAAAAGATATAAGTGAAGAGTTAGAGAAACGAGATGGAGTTACATCAATCCATGTAGAGCCACATGTAAAAGTAGAAGTGGCTGGAGTAGTTGTGGAAGGACCGGCTATTATTTTAATAAATCAAGATTAACTCTTTTTGTTTGTGTGTCTAAAAGTTGAGAGTTTTAGATATGGTATTTTGATAATGAAAACAACATGATTTGAATAGAATTTTCTTCTTGATTTCATCTAAAAGATAGTCTAAAATCAAATGTACATAAGACTTATATCTTTTAGATGTTTGAAAGGGGATGTTTGAATGGAGTTAGTCGGATATGCACGTGTAAGTACAAGAGACCAGGATTTAGGGTTACAAATCGAAAAGTTAGAATCATTTGGTTGTAAAAAGATATTTATGGAAAAACAAAGTGGAGCAAAGAGTGATCGTGAAGAACTAAAAAAAGCGTTAGAATATCTACGACCTGGAGATAAATTGGTCGTTTATAAAATAGATCGATTAGCTCGTTCTACATTTGATTTACAAAAGATTGTGAAAGAGTTAAGTGAACGAGAGATATCAGTTGTATTTATAAAAGAGCAAATTGACTTCTCTACACCTTCAGGAAAACTCATGTTTACTATGTTAGGTGCCATTGCTGAATTTGAAAGAGATTTGATTAATGAAAGAACAGCAGAAGGTAGAGCAAGAGCCATTGAACAAGGGAAGCATATGGGACGTAAAGGACAAGATGAGAAACAAATTAAGCAGGCAATGAATTTGTTCTTTCATCGTGATGAGAATGGATTAAGTGTAAATGATATATGTAAAATGACTCATGTTCCACGCTCTACTATTTATGCGAAAGCAAAAGAAATAATGGAAAAACAATAAAACAAATGTAAAGTAGCGAGATATCGCTGCTTTTTTATTTTGGGTGAGGTGAGAGCGATGACGAAAATTAAAAGATGGTTAACCAAAGAAGGATTATTAAAGATTGAAGGATGGGCACGAGATGGTCTCATTGATGAACAAATTGCCCATAACATGGGAGTTACTCGCGTTACGCTTCATAATTGGAGAAAGAAACACCCAATCATGGACCAAGCTGTACGTCGTGGAAAAGAAGTGGTGGATCGTGAAGTAGAGAATGCTCTGTTTAAGAGAGCCACTGGTTATACGTATGAGGAAGTCACTGTGGAAAGACAACAGAATGAAGATGATTGTGAAAGTGTGGAAACCAAACGAGTGAAGCGACAAGTCCCACCAGATTCAACAGCCATCATCTTCTGGTTAAAGAACCGTAAGCCACAAGCATGGCGTGATAGACGGGAAATTGATCATAGCGGAGAAATGAAGCAAACCGTTGTACAAAATCCGGAATTGAGCAACTTGTCTGTGGAGGAGTTGAAACAAATTGAAAGCATCCTCAAAAAATCTACCGACAGTTGAAGACATACAAAGGGAAATCGCGCGTCGTGATTACTATGAATATGTGTGCTACGTACATGAAGGGCGATATAAGAAAGCACCGCATAGTGAATTTGTAGGACGAATCATTCAAGAGGCGATGGATAAGAAGAAACAAATGAATGCAGGTGAGATACAGATGGAGAATCAATATATCGCCATCAATATGCCACCGCGTCATAGTAAATCTATGACTATTACGGAAACTTTGCCTTCTTACTATTTAGGTAACTTTCCAGAAGACCGTGTGATTGAAATTAGCTATAGTGATACATTCGCTCGTCGTTTCGGGAAGAAGAATAAAGAAAAGGTGAAACAGTATGGTGCGGATTTGTTCGATATTCATATTTCAAAAGAAAGCTCGGCACATGATGAATGGTTACTCGATAATGAAATAGGTGGCATGATTTCACGTGGTGTATTATCCGGTATCACGGGTATGGGTGCGGACTTAATGATTATCGATGACCCGATTAAGAACCGTGAAGAAGCGGATAGTGAAACGCATCGCGGGAAAATATGGGATGAATGGATAGATTCTTTCTCCACACGTTTACATCCGGGTGCAATTGTCATACTGATTCTAACAAGATGGCACGAAGATGATTTACAGGGGAGGCTGTTAAGTGAAGAATACGGGAAGCCGTTACCGTGGCAAGTCTACAACCTTCCACTGGAAGCCGAGGAAGACGATGTGATAGGACGAGCTGTAGGAGAACCGCTGTGGCCCGAGCGATATGGACTTGAATTCATACAAGAAAGGAAACGATATCCAAGTAGCTTTAACTCATTATATCAAGGCAGACCAACCGCTGCGGAAGGGAATCTATTAAAACGTGCGTGGTGGCAATATTATGATACGCTGCCGAAGATGGTTCATACGATTATGAGTATCGATGCAACATTTAAGGATGAAGCAGACAGTGACTTTGTGTGTATTCAGGTGTGGGGGAAGAATGGGGCGGATATGTATTTAATCGATAATCTTAAGGCACGTATGAACTTCCCAACTACATTACAAGCCATACGTAATATGGTGAGGAAACATCCGAAAGCACACGCTAAATTAGTGGAGGATAAGGCCAATGGACCAGCGATTATTTCGATGTTAAAGAATGAAATAGGCGGTATGATTCCAGTGAATCCACAAGGCGGGAAAGTTGCACGTGTGAATGCAGTTTCACCGTATATTGAATCAGGAAATGTATACTTACCGAGGCAAGCACCTTGGGTGCATGATTTTGTGGAAGAATGTGCTTCTTTTCCAAATGGAAAAAATGACGATCAAACGGACGCGATGTCACAAGCGCTGAATCGATTTATTTATTATCATGCGAATGAAAAGTTCGTTCTATCAGAACCGGTGACACTAGAGGAGAAAGTGCATCGCCACATCATTAGACTATCAAGAGGAAGAAGGAAAGGAGGACAACTACAATGACGTATGTTGTCTTTTTTGTATTGGTCGCGGTTATTATCTTTCTAGGTGCATTTGCATACAAAATAGAACACGTACACCAGAAAGAACGTGATGTGTGGAAACAAGAACGAAAAGAATTGTATGATCGTATCCAAGCGCCATCCTTTGCGGAATACAAGCAGGGGGAAGTGAAGATGGTGAAGGCGCAAAAAGAAGACAAGCCTGTACCAACATATCATTTAGAATAGGAGTGGCCACGATATGGCTAAAGTATTTCGTTTAACATTAGGAAGTATTGACAGGTTCGCAGTAGCGGAAAGTATCGAAGATATGCATGACAGACGGGCAGAGATTGAGCCAACATTTGCGTATACACCCGTGGAGATTCAGGAATTACACATACCTGGTTATGTGATAGAAGCACATACGATTCCGAAAGAAGAACCAAAACCAGTAGAAACGATTGTAAAAGAGGAAAACTGGATGGAGAATGCCACAAAAGCAGAATGGAAAGAACACTTGGAACAACAGGGTGTGGAAGTGAAAAGTAAAGCGACACTATCAGAATGACAAGAGCTTGCGGCAGAAACTGTCTAAGCTCTTTTTTATGGGAAGAGGGTGAGAAGGGTTGTTTGGTCTCAATAAACCGAAGGAAGAGAAGCAAGAACAGAAACGTCCTGATGACTGGGTGTCTCTTGTGGAAGAACGGATTACCCAAGCAGAAGACTGGGAAGAAAAACGTCAAATGATGGCGCAGGTGAATTATTATCGTGGAAACCAATGGCTGGTCTGGAACCCAACCAGTAAGAAAATGATGATGGCTCCTCTTGAAAATGGAGAACAACGGATTACGGTGAATCAAATCAGACCACGGTTGATGGTGAAACTCGCAAAACAAATTAAGAATCGTGTCAAATTTGATGTGGTACCGGATAGTAACGATGAAACGCGGATTGAAATTGCAAAGGCAGCTTCGAAATTCCTAAAATATTGGTGGGAACAGACAGGCATGGACCGCAAAACCCGTGATATCTTCCTGAACAATGGTGTAAAAGGCTGGTGTGCCGCAAAAGTGTATTTTGATGCGGAAGCTGGTCAAGATATTACGCCAGGGGAAGGGGAAGTTGGTTTTGAGGAAGAGATGGGAAGGCTGTATACAGGCGAAATACGATGCCGTATTTGCGACCCACTTACGTTGTATGTAGATCCAGGAGCTGAAATGGATGAGGAAATCCGTTGGATTGTGGAAAGAAAGCCACGTGACATTGATTATATCAAAGAACGGTATGGGAAAGATGTGTCGGCAGATGAGAATGTAGGATTTGCGGCTGCCTTTGATGTTACACCGCAAAATGGATTCAACTCGACAAGTAAAAAACGACCGAACATGGCAATGGTAGATGAAATGTGGGTAAAACCATGTGGGAAGCATCCAAATGGATTGAAAGTTACGATTGCGGATGGGCAATTACTGGATATGGATGAGCATGCAGGGGATATACCTTTCTTTCTCTTTGGTGATATTCCGATACCCGGAAGTGTGAAAGGGGAAGCATTTATCAAAGATATGTTGCCGATTCAGCGTGAGATTAATATTATGCGGTCTATGTTTGCCACACATGCCAGGAAAATGGGAAATAGTATGTGGTTAGTCCCAATGGGTTCCGCTGTGGATGAAGATGAAATCACGAATGAAGAAGGCGGTATCCTGCACTATACACCGATTGAAGGGGCGAGACCAGAACGAGTCGGCGCCCCAGATATCCCATCTTTCTATGATCGGATTCTGAATAGCCACGACGGGGATATTGATGAGTTATCAGGTGCACGTGAAATTTCGCAAGGGCGCTTACCGGCAGGACTTGATACATACAGTGGCTTATCTCTCATGGTAGAACAAGAGAATGAGAAACTGGCGGTTTCGTCTCAAAACTATGAACACGGGATGAAGAGGCTGTTACAACGCGTGCTGTTGCTCATGAAAAAACATTATACAGAAGAGCGTATGGCAAGAATTCTGGGTCCTGATAATGATATTGAACTCGTAAGTTTTAGAGGCTCTGATTTAAGCGGCGGAGAGGACATTAACATTGTGCAAGGTTCGTCCCTTCCTGAAATGAAATCCGCTCAGCAAGACCGAATTATGACGTTGTGGGATAAAGGGGCGATTGTGAAGAAGGATGGTTCACCTGACCCGCAGGCGTTACTCAAATTGATGGGTATGGGTGATAGTAACGAGTTATTTGAAATGCAACAGTTGGATGAAAATAAAGCGAAAATGGAGAATAAACAGTTTGAACAAATTGCACAGAATCCAGAGTCATTACAAGCTTTACAACAATACAGCATCCAGCAACAACAGTTTGAGGAGCAAGCCCAAGCGATGCAAGCACAAGGTGTAGGCCCCATGCAGGCTGGCATGCAACCGCCACAACTACCACTGGCGACACCGCAGGTGCGTGACTTTTATGACCATGAAGTGCATGTATATATGCATAATGCTTTTCGAAAATCAAGCTTATATGATGAGTTGCCACCTGAAGTACAACAGTTAGTTGATGAGCATGTACAGCAACATATGGAGGCACTCCATGCGCCAATGGAAGCCGATAGACAACAGCAGATGGAACAGGAACAATACATGCAAGAAGAACAAAAAGCAATGAAAGAACAAGACTTACAGCTCCAACATCGTAAATTAGATATTGAAGAGAAGAAAGTAGAAAAACAAATGAAAAAATAAACCAGTCGCCTACATATAGCGGCTTTTTTCTATATAAACATCTGGGCGTTGCATGTGGACTTGCGCCCATCCACGAGGAGGAAAAGAAGTATGTTGAAACCATTTTTGTTACGTGTAGGGAATTTTCAGTTCTTTAGTGAGCTTGAAGGCAGTGGTGGAGAAGTAGGAACAGAAATTACATCGCCTCGTGTAGAAAGTGGGGACGTTATACCTCCACAAGATACAGGAGAGGTTGCAACACCATCACCTGAACAAATTGAGCAATCACCAATAGAGAACAACCCAGAAGGACAACCACCAGAAGGTGTTGAACAATCACAAGCTTTTGCGAAGAGATTACAAGAACGTACACAAGCGGCTCTTATGGAAGAACGTGGGCGTTGGGAACAAGAAATTTCTGAGCGATATGGTAACTATGATACGTATGATCGCGCGATGAACTTCTTTATGAAACAAGCAGGGTATAACGATCTTGATAGTATGATGCAGGCCATTGAACAGCAAGACTTATTACAACGTGCTGAAAAGTTTGGTGTGACGCCTGAAATTCAGCAGAAATTAGAGAGTCTGGAAGCAAAGGCACAAAGAGCAGAAGAACTGGAATATCAGCGCGAACAACAACAATTATCACAACGTTTTACGCAAGCATTAGGGCAATTCGCACAAGAAAAGGGAGCTGATGCCGCAGCTTTAGAACAATTCATGGTGGAGCATAACGTTCCTAATTTTGAAGTAGCGTATAACGCCATGCGTACGCAGCAGTTAGAAGAACAGCTGACTTCAGCAAAAGAAACGGCCATTCAGGAATACCTGCAAAGTAAAAAAGCGCCGAAGGTAGAAGGAAGCGGTGCAACAGGACTTGTATCTGATGAACCTACGACGGACTTTCAAGTGGCTCGCGAAAGAGCCTTGCAGCGATTACGATCAGCAAACCAACATATATAAGGAGGTATCCGAATTATGGGTGCGACATTAACGACATTAGCGGATGTATTAAAAATTGATTATTTACCAGGCATTAAAGAACAGATTAACAATGCGAATTATATTGTTTCGCAGTTAGAAAAGAAAGTAGAAAAGATTGATGGTGATGGTTCAAACTTCTTGATTCCACATCACTTCGGACGTAATACAGGTGTGGGTGCTGTTGCGGAAAATGGGACGTTACCAACTGCGGGTCAGCAAGCGTATAAAAGTTCTACAGGTACAGCGCGTATGGTGGCTGGTCGTTTAGAACTTACAGTACAAACGATTGAATCCTCGAAGAAAAATGAAACGTCCTACCTTCGTGCAGTAGAATCAGAGGTCAAGGGATTAACGACAGACATGAAGAACTTCCGTGCTCGCGTTACGTTTGGCAATGGGACAGGACGTATTGCAAATTGCACAGCGCAAATGACAGCAGCAAACGTACTGGTGGTAAACAGTGTGAAAGGATTCTTCGTTGGCCAAAAGGTGGATATTGTGAATGCAACGGGGACAGTTACAACCGCAGGAAGAACAATTACTGCAATTGATCGTGCAGCGACTACCATCACAATTGACGGTGCAGCTGTCACAACAGCGGCGACCGATGGCATTGTATCAGCTGGTTCTTCGAACTTAGAGCCGATGGGACTAGGTGGTATCATTGACGATAAATTAGCATTACAAGCATTAAATCCTGCGACATATTCTTGGTGGAAGGCAAATCTATTTGCGAACGGGGGAACGGCTCGTCCGATTTCAGATGCGCTACTACGTTTAGTGATGGATGAAACATCCATTGTAAGTGGAAAAGAAACAGACTTCCTGATGGGTTCGCATGGTGTCCGTGCAGCATATGAGGCGGTACTGACTACAAATAAACGCTACACAAATGTAATGCAGCTAGAAGGTGGTTATTCTGCATTAGAGTTTGATGGGAAACCATTTTTAGTAGACCGTTATATGCCGGCAGGTATTGTGTGGGGCGGTAATTATAATGATTTAGGATTATATCGTGTAGCGGACCTTCAATTCATGGAAGAGGACGGTTCGATGTTCTCGCGTGTACCGAATAAAGCGGCATATGAAGCGACTGCTTATATGTTAGAAACAATGGTATGTCACGCACGCAATGCCTTCTGGCAATTATCTGATGTGCAAGAGGCAACTGGATATACGAAATAAAAAAAGAGAGGAGCGATTCGCTCCTCTTTTGCATGTTCGAACATGGAGGTATAGATCATGTATTCATATCAAATAAGAGGTTTTCAGCGAACATTTTTAAATGACATCTATCATGTGGAAGAACAACTGCAGGCGTATGATCCATATTTGTATGTTATGTGGAATCCGAAGACGGGGGAACACCTGATTATGGATGGATTACTAGATATGTCGATTATGAAAATGCCACAAATCGGTTTTGAAGAATTAGATTCTCGCCTAGTAGCCCACATCAAGAGAATCCATACAGTGAACGGATTCTCTGCTGTGCAAACTGTGGAAGATACTGAGAAAAAGAGACAAAAAGAAGAAGAGAGAAAACTGAATGATCTAGCGGAAGATTACGCAAAAGAATCAAAAGAAGCCTTTTGGAACGCGCATGCATATGGCCGTGTGGATGGGGTACAAAAATATGTACAGGGTGTAAAAGTGGGAGGGAATCATCATGAATCTGCAAGAACTAATCCTGCAAGTGAATCGGGATGTTGATGACATGTTTGAAAATGGAGATATTCAACATTGGCTCAATCGTGCATTAGATGATATCACACCGATTGCAAGGATTGAAAAGAGAGCCACGTTAGAGTATCCGTACACATTACCAAATGATGTACAAAATATAGAACGAGTCATGCAAACGAACACAGTATTTCCGCGCATACCTGTAGGGGAAGAAAATCAGCAAGGGTATTGGGTGTGGGGAAATGAATTGATGCTACAAGGCGGGAGTCAACAACCTATTGAAGTCTATTATTATAAAAAGTTAAGTCATCTAAAAGGAATGGAAGATGTACCTGAAATTGATAGTCCCTATCACGATTTATTAATTTTATACGCTGTTGGACAACTGCAATTTATGGATGGAGATTATGCGGATAGGCCAGATCGTATGCAGCGATATCAGGAGCGTAGGCAACAATATGCCGTCTTTCGTGAGAAACGGAAAGTAAAGAGAGCAAGTGTGCGAGTCAAGACCATCCACGAGTATCGTGATGCACCTATCTTCCTTGCGGATGGAAAGTAGGTGATGAGGATTGAAGGATACTGCTGAATTCAAAGATTTTTCAATGGGATTAAATGATACCGTGTATGCAAATGGAATTGAGGATAAAGAACTCAGTAAAGTAGAAAATGCAGTGATTGGTGTAGGGGAGATTCGGAAACGAACCGGTTATAAGAAAGTTGGTTATGTAGGAGAAAAAATAACAGGTGCCTATACGTTTTTCAAGTCAGATGGCACACATGAATTACTGATGATGGGGGATCGTCTCAGGAGATGGAATGGGAAATTCTTTGTGGATATCCCAGGTCCGCCCTCTACTGGTGACAGCGCGCATTTTATCACGATGAAAGACCGAAAAGGAAACCGTGTGGTTTTAGTTGCCAATCATATCTCTCTAAAAGTGAGGTGGTACAGTAAAACTGGAACACAGTATAGAGATAAATTATTCTATATAAGAGGTGTTTCAGATGAAAAAACAGTATGATGAAATGTTTAAAAAACAATGTGTTGAATTGGTAATCAAAGAAGGGCGTAC